GCGATCCTAACGAAATTTATACCTGTAAACAAAATCACCACTTCTGCCGTAATCCAACACATGTAGAAACCAGGGGTGGATACTGCGAAAGCAGTTGAAGTTGTCGATCTAAGATATATCAACCGGACACTAGTTGTTCGGTTTTAGGCTCCCGCAAGGAGCTTGTAGTTAAGAATGGAACTTGCTATCATGTAGACATGCAGGCTGAATTAGATGGATTCACAGTTGGAGACAATCATCTACTTCTTAATAAAAGCAAAGGTGAGAAGTTTATACACGAAGTAGCTGATATTAAATTAGTGGACGTGCCTTGTACTTGTAAGGGTAATAATAAGCAACCTTCTGCCAAGAAGATATTACCCACTGCTGACAACACCAAAGACATAGTTGTTTACAACTCGTGTCGCCGTACACTATTAGCCGCATGTAAAAGACAATTAAGGAAACAACCCAAATACGACAAATACATGTTAACAAGTAATCAATCCAAAAACGATATAATGACTTTCAAACAATTTGTAGATTACATTTTTAATAGAGAGATCAAACCCTTATTGAATGAATTTGACTACAATACTGAGGAATGGATGAATCATTTAACCTACAAAAAACAACAGGAAGTACTACCTTATTATGAGGGATCAAAAATTAAGAAAGATTGGATGACAGAATACTCAATGTTCTGCAAACGTGAGAAGCAAATAATTGATGGTAAAATGCCTAAAAACAGAGCTATCTCATGTCCTCATAATGCCAAGAAATTTGTAGGCGGACCAGTCGTCTGGGCCCTAGAAGATGTGTTCAGTAAATATGTTAAAGGATATTGTGGAGGTAAGAATTGGGAAGACATGGAAAATCTATTCACACAATATTATAAAGAAGGTTACACTTACACGCTTCAGGGAGACGGCAGTGCTTTCGATTCAACGCAAACCAACCAACTTAAGTATGTAGATAGGCTTATCTACAACTATTTAATCGAAAAGCATAAGATTAAACACGTGTCTGAAGAGCTATTTGCAGAAGCTATGACGGCCGTGGCCAAGAAGTTTTTACTTAAGGACAATAAGTTTAAAACTGTTGGTTCTGTATGGGTAGACGGTACTGTTTTCTCAGGAGACCCTGACACTACTTTTGGTAACACCTTTAGAATGTCCTTGTATATAAGATACTCAATGTATCTTGCAGGTTATTCAGAAGATCAATTTAAATTGTTATGTAAAGGTGATGACTTTGTAGTGTTCGTAACACACATCATTAAAACAGTTCCATGGTCC